TGTCTGATATTCAGATAATCTATCTAGTGTTTCTGAAACTCTTTTAGCAATGTTTGAATATCCTTCACCATGGTAACGAGCATTCTGTTTGATTATAGCATTGCTATATTCATACATATACTTCTGGAATATATCTAACTGCGCCTGTCTAGCATAAGTATTGAACTCCATAGGAGTGATATAACCCCTATTGTCTTTGTTCAATATAAACATAACGTTGTTACGAACTTCGTTGATCATGGAAATGCTTTTTACAAAGATAAATAAAAAAAGGCACTTTGTGAGAGTGCCTTTCTTAATGATAAGTAGTTACTATTAAGCAATAGCAATACCAGATACAGCTACTGGAGGAGCTACTGTTAAAGCAACATTAGTCCAAGATGTCTCTAATGCAGCTAAAACTTGATCTTGAACAAAGTCACGAAATCCATCATTAGCTAAAGATGCGTGAGTAATTGTTACAACATCAGTAGCAATGCCACCACTCTTGTAATAAATTGCAGTAGTAGTACCAGTAAGCTGGCTAATTAATGCAATATTTGTTACAGATACTAAAATAAATGTACTTCCAGAAATAGGGAATCTTAAAAACTTTTCCATTGTGTAAAAAATTAATGGGTGAATAATAGCACAAATATACTAATTTTCAGAGAATTTGTTTTCTAAGAATTTGTATAAGTCAACACCTTCATCAGATTGCAAGTAAGATGACAATAAATACACAGGATCTTCACCAAATGGAACAGTAAGAAGTTTCTTCTTGTTGTCCTTTAGATTATAAAAGATTTCTTTTTTATTGTTTCTGAATGCCAAGTATCCATCTGACAATGCTCTAGCTGCATAACTAGTAACTTTAATGCTTGGGTCATTTACTGCCTCCATAAAGTCTTGAGGATATCTCTTAGCATAAATCATAATATCTCTTCTGATCTCAGATACCTTCATTGTATCAACAGATCCACCAAGAAGTAATCTAGCAATTGGCTCTAACTCTTCAAATGGCATCTCTCTTGCAATTAATTGAGCGTCAAGTTCATCATACATATATTTAATCTCTTGTTGAGCATCTCTTTCTTTGTCAAACTCATAAAATTCGGTTCCGTTTCCAGGATGATAATGCAAAAATTCTTGAAGAACTGGGTTAGTTTTTGGAACCATTAATACACCATCTTCAAATACAATTGGCTCAATAATTACATTTTCACCTTGCTCATCTTGAAATGGAGAGCTTGCATTTCTAGCATAACGAAGAGGTCTGTTGGTATTTGCCTCCTCATCAAAATAAAGTAAACGTGTTCTTGGAGTATCCTTTGAAGCAAGGAAGTAAGTTAATGGATTTTTTCCATTCTTTAAAAGATATGTTCTATCTTTTGGTTCTAGCACAGATTTTCTTGTTGTTTTCATTTGATATAATTTAATTTATTAATAATAAAAAGGGAGAGGCGCTAAGCCCCTCCCGATTTTTTCAATTATCCCTTGAAGATAACGAAGTTGTTAGCACCAAGTGTACAAAGCGCTCTCTCAGACAAGAAGTTAACTTGCATTGCATCAAGATCGCTAGTTGCAGCCCCACCAGCTGAACCAGTCATCCAAGTTTTGTATCTACGATCTTCAGACTCAGAAGCTCTAAATCGAACGTGTAAGAATGGTCGTCTAGCGTTTTTACCAAGAACTTGATCGTATACACTCATTGTTCCAGCAGGAACTAATACTCCGTTAACTACACCACCAACTAACCCTCCACGAAGAGTTGCATCGTTAAGGTATTTCCAGTCAGTTTTGTAGAACTCGTATCCTCTTCTAAATCCAGAGAAACCAAGATTTAATGCCATCTCCTCACTATTGTCAAATAGACCGTAAGAAGTACCACCAGCTCCGTAAGAGTTTTGAGCAGCCAACATATCATCGATATCGAAAGAAAACTGACGATTTAAGAATAATACGTTTTCAGCGATAGCACCTTGCTTGTCAAGTCTTTGAATGATAGTATCAAAGTCAGCTAAAGAAGATGGATTACCACCAGACCAAATGTTACCTCTAGTCTCAATAGCATCGAATAAACCTTGAGTACCAGCAGCACCAGTAGTGGCAGGAGAAACAACAGGTTGTGGAATTAATCCATTAGGAGTCCATATAGCAGCTCCAGAACCAGTATCAGCTGGAACTCCTTCAACCATCATCATTTCAAGATAATCCTCAAAACGTAGACGAGTTTCGTGCTCAGACTTCATATACCAGTAGTATCCAGTAGCTCCATTTTCTGTAGTTACTTCAACCCAACCTACTTGAGCCATATCAGAACCAGATACAGTATAAGTATCTTTAATGATAACTGGCTTAACTGAAAAGAAAGAGTCTTGAGCTTCTAAAGATCCAACCATTCCAGCAGTACCCTTAGCAAATTCAGAACCGTATACAAAAGCTGTAACAGTAGTTGTGCCAAGGCCAAATGGATTTGTTGTTATATATGCACTATCATAATATGCTACTGTAAATGTGTTAGCTCCTACAGCAGTAACAATACCTTTTGCAGACTCAGCAGCTACTTGCTGAGAAGATAAGAATACAGTTTGATTAACTCTAAAGTTACAAGTACCAGTAGGTAAAGTAAATGTTTGTTGACCACCAGAAATAGGACCAGCAACAAATGTTAATCCAGTGTATTTTGTATGCAAACGACCTTGCTCTGCCCATTTAATCATGTCAGAGTTAGAAGGAAGTTCAGCACCAACCATACGCAAGAAAGATGCGATTGATCTGTTTCCGTAACGCTCGAATTCTTGCTCATAAGTATCTGGAAGATACTGATTTAAGAAGTCAAAGTTTGTAATGTAGTTTGTAGGCAATGTTGCCTTTACAGCACTTGGTGTTAAATTGACACCAGGGCTCACTGCTAATGTACCAGCCATGTTTTAAAATTTTAAAAGTTTAACGTTTTTTAATTACTAATCTACTTCCTCTGTCTGGATCTATTACTCTAATCTTAACACCATCAGTTGGAGTTACTTGTGTTGCCTGTCGAGTCATGTCAATGTTTTTAGACTCTTTGGCTACAGTACCTACCGCGTCTGCCATTCCTTTTTCATAGAAAAATTTGGCAAACTTATCTGGGTTTTTGGCTATAACAATAGAACGGTGGAAAGCTTCAGCATCTGCAAGGTAACCATCATCATCCAAGAACTGTGAAACAAAGTTCTTTAAATCATTCTGTTCTTGCAGTAAGGCTTTCGGATCTCCTGGTTTGTAAACTAGCTTTTTATTTTCATCTATATTAAACTTGAAACCTTCAAATTTGTCAGAGAAAAGTTCTTGAGTTTTCTTTGAGAAGAACTGGGACCTTTTTGCGTTTTCTTCCTCCATAGACTTGGAAGATTCTTTATATCTCTTGAAAGCATCGTAGTTGTCTTTTTCTTCCTGTGGAACAAATGTTTCCCTTGACTCAAGTGGAACTCTGTATTGTTCTTTAAGGTCGTTAAAGTACTTCTTAGCTTTTGAGAGCTCTTTTTTCTTTGCTAATTTTTTCTTCTTGATTTCTTTTTCATCATCGAAGTCTTCATCATAAGCAAAACGATCCATTACATCAAACTTTATATCGTCTGAATCTAGATCTGGATTCTGCTCACGCTGATATTCAAAAAGCAAAGAGTCTTCGTCCATTTCATCGTAGTTATTATTCAAGCGAATAAAATCTTCGATTCCACGTCCTGTTTCTTTTTTATACTTAAGGAATGCAGAAACATCTTCTGGAAGATCTTCGTTCTGTTGTCTCTGCTCAAATAACTCATCCAAGTTACTTATTTCCTTGTTGTATCTTTTACCAATATATGAAAGAACTTTATTATCATCAATTTCGTCAACAACTGTTGGCGTATTATCATCTGTAATAACAGTCTCTACTGTATCATTAGAAGTATCTACTGTTTCTTGTGGTACTTGAACAGTGTCAACTGTATCAGTACTTAAAGAAACACCAGTAGTTTCCTCGTGTTGCTTTAGTAGTTGTTCTTCTACCTCAGCTACAGATTTTTCTTCAAAATCTACAGCTCTTACTTTAATTTCTGGATCCATTGTTATTTAATTTAATTTTTACAAAGTTAATAAATAATTTATTATTCGTTTTCGTAGAACATTGCCTGTGAATCCTCGGTGTGCCACTTCTCATATCCCTCACAGTTAAAGTACTCACTATTTACTAAATAGTCTGGCTTTTCTGGAAATGGTTTTGTAACAAAAGATGGCTCAGACCATTTTATTCTGTTGTTAGGCTGCAAAGCTATTTGTCCGTTGTCTAATAAAATAATATGATGAGACTTATGCTCTAGTGGATCTTCAGCTAATGACAGATCTGTGTTAGGATCACCAGATCCCCAGTTTATTGTTGCATAGTAACTTCCGCTATACCACTTACGATCCTTCATGTATACCTCAACCTTAGTATCGTAAACATAAGATAAATGTAGAAGTGTAAAGTTGTAAGAGAAACAATTCCATATCTGAAGATAATGAAACGGAAGGTCTGGATCTGGAGTTTTAGGTTCAGTAAGTAATGCGTGAGATGGTAGCTTGTCTCTCATTACACCATTCTCAAGAAGAACTTGAAACAATGCAGCCTGACCAGGCATACATCTTACCGACATTATTACTCCAGGAGTAAACTCACCATGACC